AAAGAAATATGGCAGCCAGCTTTCCAAAATGCTCAAATCGTTGCAAATGACACTTGTTCAATTTATGCAACAATGCCACAAGGCGGCGACCAGATGATGATGATGATGATGATGATGATGATGATGATGAATGCTTCTTGGCAGGTCAAACACGAACTAATCTGGGTGAAAGAAGCTCCTGTTTTTTCGATGGGAAGACTTGACTACGATTACAAGCACGAGCCTATTGCTTACGGTTGGAATAAACAACATAAATTTTATGGAAAAGGTGATTTTACAAAATCAGTTTGGGAAATTCCCCGAACAGAAAATAAATTGCACCCGACAATGAAGCCTGTTGCTTTAATTGTAAACGCATTAAAAAACAGTTCGGAAGAAGGACAAAATATTTTAGATATTTTTGGCGGTAGTGGCAGCACCCTTATTGCATGCGAACAAACAAACCGTAAAAACTTCACAATGGAATTAGACGAGCATTACTGCGATGTAATTATTCAGCGTTGGGAAAACCTAACAGGTAAAAGGGCGGTCTTATGCTCATAATAATTTGCGCTGAAGTTGAAGAAGCTAAACATATAAATTGCCCGAACGCTAAAATTTTAATCACAGGCTTTGGGGTTGAAAATGTTTTAAAAACTCCACGTTTATTAATTCAACCATACGACACAATTTTAAATATAGGTTACGCAGGCTCTAATAAATATGAAGTCGGAAGCATTGTTTCAATAAACGGCGTTAAACTTTTTAATTCCCCGCAGGAAAAAGAATTTAATAAACTGAATCCGCTTGAAATCGGGAATAAAGATTTTTGTTATACTTCAAACAGTTTTTGCGAATACGCAATAAAAGAAATCCCCGCCGTTGATATGGAGCTTTATTATTTAAACTTGCTTTATCCGAATGTTCGAGCAATTAAGATTATAAGCGACGACTTGAATTATACAGGATATAAAAAGTTTGAAGCTGAAGATAGTTGGGAAAAAGTAAACGAGTTTTTAAATAATGAGTTTTATCCGAAATCATAAACCCGTATGGACTACAAAAGAAATAGATATTTTATATAAGGCTTATTACGATAAGCTAACAATTAAACAAACCGCTGAACTTCTGCCAAACAGAAGTTTTTGCGCTGTTAAAAATAAATTGAAGAAAATAAAATATGGCTAAACCGAAAGAAGAAAATAAAGTCGGAAGACCCGAAAAAATCAACGACGATATACTTGCAAAATTAGAAGCAGCGTTTAAGGTTGGCGCAAACGACACAGAAGCCTGCGAGTATGCAGAAATTGACCCCTCGACATTATATCGTTATCAACAACGAAATGAAGAATTTTGCAATAAAAAAATTATCAAACAAACGCATAACTACAACTTTTGTTTATAAAGGTTAGTTTATGGCTAATATCGAAAATTTAAAACCTTTTGATAGCACCCAAAGCCGAGAAGAAGCCAAGAAGAACGGTCAGAAGGGCGGCATTAAATCAGGCGAAGCTCGTCGAGCAAAAAAGACAATGAAAGAAATGCTCGATTATTTGCTCTCGAAAGAAATCGAAAACAAAAAAGGCGAAAAAGCTACAACGCAGGAAGCTATCTCGGTATCATTAATTAAACAGGCACTAAACGGAAATGTTAAAGCCTATGAAGTTATCAGAGATACAATAGGCGAAAAACCCGAACAAAATATTAAACTTGATTCAACCGAACTTATCGCACCCGTTATAAATGTTCTTCCCGTAAAAGGTAACAATGAACTTTGAGATACCTGAAAAACTTTTATTCCTACTTACCAAAAAAGCCCGTTATAAAGTTGCTTATGGCGGTCGTGGAAGCGGAAAAAGCTGGTCGGTTGCAAGAAGTTTAATTTTATTAGCCTTAAAAGAAAAATCAAGAATACTATGCACAAGGCAATTACAAACATCAATTAAAGATTCAGTTCATAAGTTGCTATGTGATAGTATTGATGCTTTAGGCTTCGGCAAGTATTTTGAAATAACAAGAGATTCAATCCGTTGTTACAACGGCTCTGAATTTATCTTTAAAGGGCTTCAAAATCAAACCAACGAAATTAAATCTATTGAGGGTATTAATTTTTGTTGGGTTGAAGAAGCGCAAAGCGTTAGTAACGATAGTTGGGAAATCTTAATTCCGACTATCCGTAAAGAAGGCTCTGAAATTTGGGTAACATTCAACCCCGATAGGGAAGAAGATGCAACCTATCAACGCTTTATTAAATGTCCTCCTCCCGATTCAATAGTTGAACTTGTTAATTATAATAATAATCCTTGGTTTCCTGATGTTTTACGTCGTGAAATGGATTACGATAAAGAAGTCGACTATGGCAAGTATGAACATATTTGGCTTGGAAAAACCGTAATTGATACCGATGCTCAAATATACCACGGCAAGTTTGAATTAAAAGAATTTGAAACCCCGGAAGATGTTATTTTTTATTATGGAGCTGATTGGGGCTTTGCAAATGACCCCACAGCCGTTATCAGATGCTTTATTAAAGAGCAATGCTTATACATCGATTATGAAACAGGCGGCGTTGGTGTTGAATTTGAAGAATTGCCGCAATTATTCGACGTAATACCCGAAATAAGAAAATGGGAAATTAGAGCAGATAACGCCCGCCCTGAAACAATATCATATATGTTAAGGCAAGGTTTTAAAACTGTTGCTTGCCCCAAATGGAAGGGAAGCGTTGAAGACGGTATCGAATATATAAGAAGTTTTAGAAAAATATATGTTCATACCCGATGCAAGCATACTTACGAAGAATTTAAATTCTATTCATATAAACAGGATAAAAACACAGGCGATATATTGCCAATAGTTTTAGATAAAGATAATCACTATTTAGATGCGCTTAGATATGCGCTCAATCCGTATATTCAAAAGAATGTATCATTATTGGATTACTTTACATAAGGTTATAAATGAAAAAACCAAATTTCAGACTACAAAATATGGCGAAAGTTCAAAAAGAACTAACCGCTCAAAATTCGCTCGATGAAGCGTTGAGATTAACTGATGTCGATATATGGGCGCAAAATCAACCGTCATTGTCGACTTTAGGCGCAATGCAAAATGTTAAATTCGACCTTTTAACACTTCAATATCAGTTGGTAACGTTTATATACAAAACTTACGGCATTTTAGCGAAAGTTGTTGATGTTCCCGTTGATGATGCTTACCGTTACGGCGGCTTTGACATTCAAGCTGAAACCATAGACGATGACGAACTTAAAGAGCTTGAAAGAGCGTTAAAAATCAATGCTGATATAGAAAACCTAAAACAAGCTAGAAAATGGGCAAGACTATTCGGCGGAGCGGCTTTAATTTGCTTAGATGGAGCTGATTTAAAAGAGCCATTGAATTATAACAAGTTGCAAGATAAAGCGGTTTCATTCTTAGCCGTAGATAGATGGCAATTAAACTATTCAGAAGGCAATATCAACAAGCCAAATGGTATATGGTATCTAAGCACGGCTTATGGGCAAGTTGAACAAGAAGCCGGATGTCAAATTGATAAATCAAGAATTAAAATATTGCACGGCAAGCAAGCACCGTTTCAAATAGCGCAAATGGTTAATTTTTGGGGAATATCTGTTTATGAACAGATTTTCCAAGATATGAACCAGCTTTTTAAATCAAGAGATGTACTGTTTGAGTTATTAGACGAAGCTAAAACCGATATATTAAAACTTGAAAGCCTGCAAACCGCATTATCAAACTCTAACGCAATGAACGCACTCCAGAGAATGGTAGATTTCATTGCAAGGAATAAAAACTATAAATCTCAAATAACGCTATCCACAAAAGACGATTACGACCAAAAAACAATGTCGTTTAGCGGAATAGAAGGCATCCTCAAAGAAATCAGGGTTATGATGGCGGGAAGTGCCAACATGCCCGTAAATAAACTTTGGGGCGAAGGTGTAACAGGCTTTGGAAGCGGTGAAGATAGCCTTGAAAATTATAATAGCTTAATCGAAAGTGAAGTAAGAGGAGCTGACCTTGACACTTTATTATGGATATTAAAAATCCGTTGTTATCAGCTCTTTGGGCGTAATGTTGAAGATTTATTCATTGATTGGAAAGAATTAAGAGTTCTATCTTCTATTGATGAACAAAACATTAACGACCATAAATTCGCAAACATTATGCAATTATTCGACAGGCAACTATTGACCCCGCAAGAAACAATGGAAATACTTAAAAAGCAAAACTTATTATTGCACGACACTAAAGCAATAAGAGGTGAGCTTGAAGATATGCCGTTATACAATAAAGAGCAATTTAACGAACAAAGAGATATAACCGTTTCATGAGTACAGTAGCCCTAAAAGATTTTAAACTGTTGGAAAGCTATACGAAGCTAATTGAACGCAAGCTGATTAAAGAGCTTTGGGATATGGTTTATAAGCCGATGTTTAAAATCCTTAAAATGAAAGCGACAAACTCCGACGATATTATATTAGATGCAATTAAAAACAACAAAATCTATTATGACGGAAACGGCTTTAAAGCGGTTAAAAAGTTCTCTAATAGAGTTTCAAAAAAACTTATTGAATTAGGCGCAACCTATAACCGATATGAAAAGAAATATATAATTTCTCTTGATAGATTGCCCGATTACTTGGCTCTTGAAATAACAGAAAGCCTTAAAAGAGCAAGCGAACAATTAAAGCAATTAAACGAGTTTCTTCAATACGTTGAAATGAACACAAACCAAATTGTTGAAGAAATGATATTTGATAATGAAGTAGGCGACATCTTAGACGATACCCAAAAGAAATTAAATATCAATGTCTTAGAGCTTGATATACCGATGGATGAGCGCAAAAGCATTTTAAAAAATGTTAATTCCCGCTTTAAGATGTCCGAAAAGGAAATTGAAGAAAACTACACGGCAAACATCCAAAAATATACTAAAAAATGGATGATTGAAAAAATACCCGAATTTAGGCAAAAGATACAAAAAGCCGTTTTAGAGGGTGCAAGAGAGGATGAAGTTAAAAACCTCTTGATGAAAGAATACGGCATTATGGAGCGTAAAGCTAAATTCTTAGCTCAAAATGAAACCTCAATAATGCTTGCTCAACTAAAAAAAGCTGAATATAGCTCAATGGGTTTTAAAGAATTTGTATGGAATACTATTTTAGATAGCAAAGAACGCCCCGAACACAGAAAACTAAACGGCAAGATATTCCGCTTTGATAATCCGCCCGTAATTGATGAAAGAACAGGCGAAAGGGGTTTGCCCGGTGAAACGTATAATTGCAGATGCGGTCTAACTCCGATACGCAGAGATAGCTTATTTTTTGATAAAGCTGATACTGAACGCTTACAAGCTATGCGAAATTATCAAGATGTTATGAGGTTTGTACCAAATTAATGAAAAAACTTGCGATTTTAGGCAAATTGCCAACGAAATTTAAAGCTCCTTTTGGGAATAAAAGCTACGATATTTGGACTTTTAATTACCATAATGAGCAATTAGAGCATATTGATTTATGGTTTGATATACATTCATACAAGCCAAACCCGATAGCAGATATTAAAAGAGAAAACTTCCCTTTTAAAGAATGCCACGAACTATTAGGCGGTTATTACTTCAATAATTCCGTTTCATATATTCTTATTTACGCATATCTAAAAGGCTATAAACACATTGAACTTTACGGAATGAAATTTGATGCAACGCACGAAACCAAAAGAAACGGCGAATTTCAAAACGTTAGAGAAATAATCTTTTTCTTAAAGGCAAAGGGTATCACGATAACATCACCTTATGACCCCGAAATGACAGCAGGATATAAACCCTATGGAATATAGCAAGGAATTTTAAACAAATGAAAGCACAAAATATATTTTTAGACGAAAACACAGGCGGAAAAGGAAGATACTTTAAAGCTCGGTTTTTACAGCCGGGACTTGTTAAATATTCTTTTGGTGTTTGTCTTCTTGAAAAAGAAACAATAGATAAATTTATATTTGAGTTTGTCGGTTGCCCCGTAATCATAGGACATAATGACGTAACAAACGAAAACAAAGATGGACTTGTTTGCGGAAATATTTGCCATATTTGGTACGACCAGCAAGACGGCTGGTATTGGGGAGACGGCATAATCGACAATCAAGAAGCACTAAACAAGATTGAAGACGGTTTCAATGTTTCTTGCCAATACGAAATAACAGAGTATTCAAATAACACCGAAAAGAAACTCCATAACGGCAACCCCTATGACAAAGTTATTTTAAACGGCAAGCCCGAACATCTTGCAATAGTTGACAAACCACGTTATGAAAACGCAATGATAGCGGTCAATGCTCTTGAAATCACAGAAGAAGACGAAGACAAAGAAGAATCATTACAAGACGGTATTATTCAGGCAATAAACGAAATAAAGGAAAATACAATGTTTAAAAACTTATTTAAAACAAAGGAGAACAAAATGGACAAAGACGAATTAAAAGAGCTTTTCTTGGATTGCTTAATCGAACTCAAAGCAAAAAATGAAGAAGATGAAGCAAAAGAAGAAGACAAAAAGGCTGAAGAAGAAAAAGAAGACAAAGAAGAAAAAGCCGAAAACAAATGCAAAAATGAAGATGTCGATAAAAGAGACATCATTCGCAAAATTGCAGGAATCGCAGGACTTGAAGAAGACGATGAAAAAGTAAAAACTATCATCAAGCTAGCTGAAGAACTTGCTTATGATAAATCAGAAGCAGGAACGGCAGACAACGCTAAAAAAGCAAAATGCGAAGACGAAGAAGACGAAGAAGAAAAGAAAGAAAAAGAAGAAGCTAAAAACAAAGCAAAAAATTCTATTGAAGAATTAAAAGGCTTAATTAGTTCAATCGGAACTACTAAATCCGCTTCAAAATACATGACAAAATCTGATGCAATCGCTTTGGGCGATAAATTGTTTGGTTAATCAATAAATTATAGGAGAAAATAAAATGACTTTAGCATTATTAAATTTAGAAATTACCCCTGAAAGAGGAAATGCGGCTTTGTTGCCTAATCAGCCTATTCTTCAGGGTTGTGTAGTATCAGCAAGCGAAGAAGCTACACTTGTTCCCGGTGATGTTGTTGCTTTAACAACAGGCGGAGTTGACGACACTATCGTTGTTAAAAAAGCCGCTGTAACAGATACCCCGATTGGTGTTGTTGTTGGTAACCCGATTAAAACAGGCTTTAAAGCAGGCGAAAGAGTATCAATATTCCCTGAAGGCTCTTATGTTTATATGACAACAGGAGCGGCTTCAATTACTCGTGGCTCTAAACTTCAATTCAACGCTTCAGGTAATGTTGTTGCAACTACCACAGGCGCAAACGGATATATCGGCGTTGCTTTATCAACACAAGCAACTTCAGGCGGTGTAATTGTAGTTCAAGTTAAACCACAAGCACCGACAGCATAACTTAAATACCTTATAATGCAATATTAACGCCCCAAGTTGAGGGGCGATTTTTATTGCAAAAATTACAGATTTAAAAAATAGGAGAAAATAAAATGGCAGAATTAAAAACTAAAATTTTTGATGCCGAAAATTTCGCAAGAAAAACAAGCGAAAACTTAAAAGCATCAAACGCATTATTCGATGTACCCGCTTCGGGTGTTATTCAAACGGTTGATACTTTAACAACCATAATGGATACAGTATTAAACGCAAAATACTATACTACTCCATTCCCATTAACCGATTACGTTAAAATGGATGTAGGCAGAGGAGCTTATGGAACTTCAATCTTCCAATTTGCAACCGCTTACACAGGCTCAACTTTTGAACAATCAATCATCAACCCCGCTTCAACAGGTATTCACAATAACGCAACTTCTGATATTAGAATAGATGGCATTTCTATTAAAAATAATTTCTTCAGAAATGATTACTCTATCTCTAATGAAGAATTGAGAATGGCGGCGGCTGGTCGTGTATCTTTCGACATCATCGAAGAAAAAGAAAGAGCAAGAAAACAACTTTGGGATTTAGGTATTCAAAAATCTCATTTCTTAGGAGTTGGCGATAACGAAGGTCTTTTGAACTTATCAGGCGTAACCGTTAATACTTCATTACTTCCGACAGCTCCCGCATCTTTAACAGTTGCTCAAATCAAAGAATTTGCGGCAAAAGCAATCGGAACTTACTACACTCAAACAAAAGGCAACTACTTCCCGAATAGATGGTTAATGCCTTCAGCTTCATATATGCAATTAGGTGTTCCTTATGGCGATACTTTCGGTATGCCGACACTTAAAAAAGTTCTTGAAGATGCATTCAAAGAAGCTGGCGCACCTGAAGACTTTAAGATTGTTCATACAATCTATGCTAATGATAAAGCTCTAACAGGATACGGCAGACACGTTCTTTATAACAACAATGAAGAAAACATTGTTCGCTATATTCCGAAAGCGTACACTCCGCATCCTCTATTCCCGATGGGTAGCTTAGATATGATTTCACAAGCAGAAGGACAATTCACAGGCGTTCAAGTTAAGAAACCTGAAACTGTACTTTACATTGATGAACAATCAAACAGCACACCTTCAACATAAGCAATAGTGTGCCGCAATTTGGAAGCGTTGAGCTTTCAAACGAGGTACACAACTTAGATAAAGGAAAATATATGAAATTAATTAACAATTCAAAAAACAGCCTATCGCATGATAAATATAATCTTGCGATAGGTAGTATTGTTGATGTACCTGAAGAAGTTGCTAAATTATGGCTTAATTTTGAAGGTATAACTCAATACTATTCGGCTGATGATATTGAAGCAGAAAAAGAAAAGGCTGTTAAAGCCGCTCTTAAAGAAGTTTCTGAATCTAAACCGAAAACACAAACAAAAGCGAAAACTAAAAAGAAATAAGCAAAGTATAAAAGGGAAATTACAAAATGACAAATATTTTCGATAATGTAACAGTTGAACAATTTAAGGAATATTTTAAGCGTGATTTCCCTTTTTTGCCTATTTATGACGAATTAAAAACCTATTGGGCGGGTGATGTTGTTTATTTTCAAGGCGATTTTTATAAAGCCCTGAAAGATAATACAAAAGATATTGACCCGACTAATGAAGATTATTGGCAAAAGTTCAAGGGCGATATATACAATTACGTTCTTGATGAAGATATAGAAAAAGCGTTTACGCAGGCATACCCAAACGCTAATGTAAATTTCGGTCATACTTGCAATGAAAAAATAAACATATATTTGCATCTTGTTGCTTTTTATCTTGTCTTTGACCTTAAAAATTCGGCTTCGGGTGTTAATTCAAGTTTCACGGGTACATTATCATCTAAGAGTGTTGGCGATGTATCAGAAAGCTATGCTATTCCAAATTGGATGATGCAAGACCCGATGTATTCAATTTTTGCTTCAAACGGCTACGGGCTTAAATATTTAAGTTTAATTGCTCCGTATATGGCACTAACGTTAATGTTTTCAAGAGGTGGCTCAACTATTGGCTAAAAAAGAGATAGAATACGATATTAAAAATCTTGATGAGATAATCAAGGCTTTAAAAAATGATTATACATTGAGAGTTGGTATCATAGGCTCAAAAGCAAAGAATGTAAGCCACAAAGGTTCAACAAAAACAAACGCTGAAATAGGTACATTTCACGAGTTTGGAACTTCTAAAATGCCCCGCCGTTCATTCTTAGAAGACAGCTTAAAATTAAAGCTCAAATTTAATTCTGAAAAACTAAGAGATTTAAAAAAAGTTTTATTTACCCAATTTTTTATTAAAAAAGCTCCTCAAAAATTCCTTCAGGATTTAGGCGCAAAATGCTTAATGATTATTGAAGAAGGCTTTGCAACAAACGGCTTCGGACGTTGGAAACCTTATGCGGCATCTTCCGAAAAGGCTATTGCAAAGAAAAACAAAGTTTTAACTATGGATAAAGCGAAAAACGCTAAACTTCCAACATACAGACGGGCTTCTAATTTCTGGACGTTTAAGAATATCTTAACCGACACAGGAAAATTAAGACATTCAATTATGTTCAAAATAATTAAGAAAAAATAACATAGTGCCGTAGACGGTTTGCGTTGAGCAAAGCGGCGAGGTACACATATAAAGCGACGTAGAAATCTTTGATTTCACAGGAGCAGAATGATTAATTCAGCGAAAAATAATTTAATAAGTAATATAAATTCAAGTCTTCCCAATATGTCTTCTACAATTACAGGGTGGTTTTTAAATATCACCTTTGAAGTTGTTGAAAGAACTCTTGACGGGGCTGATTGGATTGAAACCATAACCCAAACAATCAACACTAAAGGCGTTGTTCAACCGCCAAGAGATAAAGACCTTGCAATTTATCCTGAAGGGGCTTTCGCTTGGGAATGGCTTTTAATTCATTGCTTGCCGGATGTTGATTTAGAAGTAAATCAGTTTATTAAATATGACGGCAAGACATATAAGGTTATGGCTAAAAAAGATTTTAGAAAGTACGGATATATACGCTATACCGTACTTGAAGCATATCAGGCGGCTCAATTATGAATAATTCCACACTTGATATATTAAAAACGATTATTGATAAAGAATTATCAATGCCAAAAGGCAGAGTTTTTGCTTATAACGGCTCTCAAAACTTGCCGCAAGACGGTTTATTATACATTGTTTTAGCGTTTGCAGAACGTACACCTTACGCAAATACAAACAGATATAAACCGACTGAAACAGGGTTAAAAGAAATACAAACCGTGAATGTTGCAGAGGATATTATAATTTCCTTTATTTCAAAAGACACAAGCGCAAGAGATAGAGTTATGGAATTGCCTATGGCTCTAAACAGTACAAATTCTCAATACATTCAAGAAGTAAATCATATATATATTTCAACGATAAACCCAACAAGAGATAACTCATTTTTAGAAGCAAGCGCAATGCTTAACAGATTCGATACTGAAATAAGAGTTATAAGGGCTTACGAAAAAGAACAACCGATTGATTATTACGATAAATTCCCAAATACATCCAAATTTGAACCCGATTACTTAACTGATTAAATATAGGAGATATTTTTAAAATGGCAAATTATCAAATTCCATTGTCCTATGTTGTTAATGTTTCAACAATTCCCGCAAGTCAAGGATTAGAACCGTTACAACTAGGTACAATCTTATTATTAACAGATGATGAAACCGTGCAACCTTTAAGCGGTGATTATCTATTAACAAGGAGCGCAACAAACGCATATAACTATTTCGGAACTGAAAGCGAAACTGCTAAAATGGTTTCAGCGATATTCTCTCAAAATCCGAATATCTTAAACGCTGATGGTTATATTGTTATTGCACCTTATAAAGAAAGCGTTATTCAAACCCCCGCAACAAGCGGAACTTTAACGACTGTTGATTTAACTACTAATCTTGAAGCAATTTTAGCAGTAACAAGCGGTGATTTAAAAGTAACCGTTGACGGAACGGCGCAAACATTAACAGAGCTTGATTTCTCACAAGCAACAACTTTAGAAGATGTTGCAAATATTATTAATGATGAAATCACAGGCGCAACCGTTGAAGCGATTAATGATGCCCTTGTAATTACTTCAAATAGTACAGGCTCAACTTCAACCGTTGCACTTTCAGCCGCAAGCGGAACAGGAACAGACCTATATGGCGCAAGCTACTTAGATGGCGCAAACGCAATCACCGAAGCTGGCTCTGATGCCGTTTATGGAACAGAAACAACCGCACAGGCAATAAACAGATTAAACAATCAAATCTATACAGAAGGTATTTTAAGCACAAGAAACTTATCAAGTGCCGAAGCAATCGCCGCAAGTAACCTTGTTGAAAGTATGCCAAATAATATTCTGTTTATAACGGATATTTCAACAACAACGTTCGCTGAAGGCGGTTTATTCAATTCACTTAAAGAAAACAAAAACACAAGAAAATTATTGTATTTAACAGGTGATACAACGGACGAAATCAAAGCAAATGCGAAACTATTTGCCGCCGCTTTCGCTTCTCGTGGTTTAAGTGTAAATTACGCCGGCTCTAATTCAACTATAACAATGACTTATAAAGACTTAGCAGGCGTTAAAGTTGATACAAACATCGATGAAACCATATTAAACCAATGTGAACAATTCGGTGCTGATGTTTATTGTTCTGTTGAAGGTCTTGCTAAAGTTCTTTCATTCAAACAAGGCGGACTTTATTTCGACCAATTAACAAACCAAATATGGTTAAGAACAACCGTTCAGACAACCGTTGCAAATCTGTTATTTACAACAAGAACAAAAATACCCCAAACAACGCAGGGTGTTAATACAATCGTTAATGCGGTTATAGCAGTATTAAATCAAGGTGTTATAAACGGTATGATTGCACCGGGCGAATGGAACAGCCCCGACACATTCGGCGTTTATGAAGACTTTATGAGAAACATAAGAACACAAGGATATTATGTTTACTTTACGCCGATAGCTGAACAATCGCAGGCAGATAGAGAAGCTCGCAAATGTCCTGTTATTTCAATAGCGGTAAAAGAAGCTGGGGCTATCGAACATGCGAATATTATTATTTACGTTGAAGCTTAATTTTAATATAGGAGATAAAAACAATGGCAGATGCTTATACAAGTGTTGATACCGTGCAAGTTAAAGACTTTCAGGGTGATTTCACACTTTCCGATTTTGCCGATGGTACTGTTGCCGAATTATCCGCACCAAACGAATTATCAACCGTAACGACAGGATATAACGGCAATGGACTTGGCGCACACAATGAGCCGGGAAGACAAAGAACTTTAACTTTAAGATTAGTTAAAGCAAGTTCTGATGATAAAAGAATCAATGAAACTTACGAACTTTGGAAAAACAGAGATTCACGTTTCAAACCTCTTGAAATGAGTTTTACTAAAAATATCACTCATTCAGACGGCAACGTAACCCATGACACAGTTAATTGTTATTTTGGGCTTCCTTCCGCTCCCCCCGTTCAGACACTAGATACAACGGGAAACACAGAGCAGGTTGTAAGTGTTTATACATTTACTTTTGCAAACTATAAAAGGGTTATTTAATGCTTAAATTTCAACTCAAATCAGGAAGAAAATTAGAGCTTGATATAGCACCAATCGACTTAGGATTAAACCTATATCGCTCTATTCTGATTGAATGCAAGGGCGCAGGGCTTGACCTTACGATAGCGGAAGAAGATACCATTTTAAGTGTTCTTATGAAAAACAAAGAAGCGGTTTTAAATGTTCTATCTTCCGAAAACGTACTTGAAGCGGTTAAGGACTGTTGCCAAAAAGTTGTTTACGATAAACAACGCTTTTCAATGGAGTTATTTAATAAGGTCGAAAACAGGAAAGATTTTTTTAGTGTGATGATGTTAGTTGCTCTTGAAAATATCCGCCCTTTTTTCGACGAACCCCATATCATATTAGATGCGCTCCAATCTCAAATAATCAATTAAAACTTCCCGAAATTGAAGTTAATATTGATGAATTTGAAATATGGAAAATGCGCTTATCTAAAAGCGGGTATGGGTCAAGGTTAGAGATAGAACAATTATCAAGTGATAAGTTTATAAACCTTATCCACTATGAAAACTTTTTATCTGATTACAAAGAAGCCGTTAATAATTTAAACAAAGGTCAATAAAAATCTATGGCAGGCGAAGCACAGAATAAACTAGGAGAATTATTTGTCGATTTAGGAGTTGGCGGAGTTGGAAAAACTCTTAAAGCTCTTAATTCCGTTTCAGCTACGTTTTTATTGACTAAAAACACGGCTACTCAAATGATTAAGCCATTAATTGATATTGGCAAACAATCAATGAGTAGTGCTGTTGAAATCGGCAAATTATCGGCTTCTTTTGGAACAAGCCTTCTTGAAGCTCAAAAATTTTCTTCTTATCTAAAAAAGAAAAATTTATCTGAAGGGCTTTTAGGCGATTTACAAAGCATGCAAAACAAATTTACTCAAATTAAAATGGGTTTTGCAGGCGTTGACGGTCAAATGGCAATGTCGATGAACATGCTTGGGCTTGATTGGCAAAAATACGACGGTTCAGCTCAATCAATGCTTCAATATGTTAAAGACGTTAGAAATGCCGTTAAAGGCATGAACGCTAATGAAGCAAGAATGCACCTTCAAAATTTGGGCTTAGGGAATAATGATTGGCTCTATGCTTTTCAAAGAGGTGATTTTAATTTAGATGATGTTGCTGCAATCAGTAATGAAGAAACTCTTGAATTAATTAGATTACAAGAGAAGTTAAGCGCAATGAGCGTAAACGCTGATGTTCTAAAGAAAAAAATTACACTATTAGCAGCAGATAATGAAGTAGTCGACAAAGCAATAAGCAAAACCGATGAAGTTTTAGACCAAGCCGCAAAAGGGCAAATTAGCAACGAAAACAGAGAAATAGCTAAAAAAGCAGGCAAATGGGGCGGTATGGCGGCAGGCGCAAAAGTCGGCGGAATGGTCGGCAGAGTTGGCGGTGGTTGGGGAACACTCGGCGGAGTAGTAGTTGGGAGCGCAGTAGGAGCGGCAGTTGGCGAAAAGAAAATGGATGAGTTTGTTGATAATATCAACAATCGAAAAAATAAGATAAAAGGCACGGCGACAGGCGGGGCGGCATCTATTGATTTAGGTTATAACCCTTTATCCGATTTAACAAGCGCACCAAATCAAAATATTGAAATCAATAATCAATTTAATATATCAGGCGATAACTCAAAAGAAATCGCCAACGAAGTTGCAAGTATTGATAAAGAGCAAATTCAATACAATCAATATCAATCTCACAATATGGCAGGCATATAATGAACAATGCTTTATTTTCAAATTTGAATAAACTATATGGCACTTTGAACAGAACGGAGCTTGCTAATATTGTAATTAAAAATGCGACAGATGCAGGCAACGTTATTGTTAATTTTTTAAGTAACACAGGAATAGCAGGCTTTAAGTTTCATGTTCCGCAAACGGAAGCAATTAAACTTGAAAATGATATAACAGACCACTTTACGGAAACCAATAGCGCAATTCAAGACCATATAGCACAAAAACCGATAACGATAACTTTAACGGGTTTAGTTGGCGATTACTTTTATTCTGTTAATCAAATTGAAGATATGCTTGCCCGTGTAATTCCAACATTAACCCTTGTCAAAGAGTTTTTACCGCAAATATCAGCCGCCGCCGCATTTCTTAAATCAAAAAAAATTAATACTTTTAATTCTTTAAAAAGCAAAATGGCTTCTAAGTATTCAGGAAGCGAAACAGAAGCATTCAAATTAAATGCAAGCACGTCCGTTGCGGCTTCAGATTTTAGTTATATGGATTTATTTTCGCTTTTCCAACAACTTTATAAACTTAAATCAGCTCAAACAAGAGCATATATCTTTTTTGAATGTCTTTGGAAAGCAAGAGGACTTGTAACGGTTGAAACCACTTGGAAAAGATTTAGCAATATGGCTGTTCAATCGATAAGTGCAAGACGTGACAATAACGCAGATATAACGGATTTTTCTGTAACTTTCAAGCAAATCTCAACCGTTTCAACTCTAACAGAAACACTTGACGAATACAAAAACAGAATGGAACAACAAAAAGCCGCTATTGAAGATAAAGGCGAAGATAAAGGCGAAAAAATATCAGTTTTAGAGGGGGTTAATTTTGCATAAATTAAATTCAATATCTAATAGCCCCCGACAAAAAATAACTTTTCCTTTAGAGGACAATTCAAAAGTTGTATTTAACTTTGAATACAAAGCAAATCAAATCGGCTGGTTTTTTAGTTTTACATACAACGATAACACTTATTCAAATTTAAGAGTAACGACATCTTATAACCTTTTAAGGTATTTTAGAACTTGGCTTCCTTTTGGTTTAAGGGTTGATACGGTAGATAGACAAGAGCCAACGGATTTAGACGATTTTTCAAACGGCTACGCTACATTATATATCTTAAATAAAAGCGATATAGAAACAACAGAGGCGAATTATTATGTTAAAACTTCAGCGTAATTATTACGCCGAATTTAGAATAAGGGAACAGGATAAAGAGGGTAATTGGAGCGATTACACATATTTAACAATAAAGTACCCGATAACTCTTAATCTTGATATTCACTTAGGCTCTTATAAATCAGCCAATAGCGGAATGTTTCAGTTTATCAATCTGAACAAACAAACCGCCGCCGCTCTTTGGTTAGATGTTTATAATATCGGCAAAAAAGAAATAATGATTTCGCTTTATGCCGGATATAATAATTCAATGCCCCTTATTTTCTATGGCAGAGTTCAAAACTGTACTTCATACAGAGCCGAAGGCTCAACGGATTGGATGACAGAAATTCAGGCATTCGAGGGCGGAAAATTATTTCAATACGGCTTTATTAATGCGACATTTACAAAATACACAAAGTTTGAAGATGTCCTTGAATTTATGCTTGAAGATGATGCCGATACTAAAATTGGGTGTATTGCTCCCGATATTCCGCCATTACCACGAAATAGAACCTTTATCGGTCAAACAATGGATTTAATCGGCAGAGAATACGGCGGTTATGAAACATTCATTGATAAAGGTAAACTCCATATCTTAGGCGAAAATGATGTTCTTGATGATGAAATGATTGTTGTAACCGACAAATCAGGTTTATTAGGAACACCAAAAAGAGCAAGTAATTTCTTAGAAGTTAATTTAATCTTTGAGCCGCAATTAAAAACAGGGCAAGCAGTTAGTTTGCAATCCGAATCAATGCCCCAATTTAACAAGGCTTATAAGGTTATTGCAATTCACCATACAGGAACAATAAGCGATAGGGTTTCAGGCAACCTTAAAACTGAATTAACACTATCCGCTGAAGGCAGTAAACCATTTAGAAAAGTTGAGCAAGTTGTTCCGCTTACATACAATTCAAAAACAACTAATAATAACACAACCAAATGGGATAAGCCTTTAAAAACAGGGCGACTTTCTGATAAATTCGGAATGAGATATCATCCGATTAAGAAGAAACAAATATTCCATACAGGAATTGATATTGCCGCTCCTTTAAATACTCCAATATACGCACCCGCAAACGGTGTTGTTGCTATTACACCTTTATTTAATGGTGGATATGGAAATTGGGTACAAGTTAATCACGGCAAAATTGATAATAAAGAGGTTGTATCTTCTTACGGACACATGCAAAGTTTCGCAGTAAAAAGAGGTGATACCGTTTATAAAGGTCAAACCATAATCGGCTATGTTGGTTCAACAGGTGTTTATCCTGACGGCAAAAAAAGCTCAACAGGAAATCACTTACATTTTCAAGTAACAGAAAACGGAAAAGCAGTTGACCCCACAAAATATATCGGAAATTATTAATGGCAAATATACAAACAATAGATAAATCAAAAGCAGATTTTAACGACATTATGGAAGTTTCGCAAAACGCCGTAATGTCTAGGCTTAATTGTCATGGTGTAGGAAGAATTATTGAGTTTGATAAAACTACTCAAACCGCAACAATTCAAATGATGCAATTAAAGCAATTTGCAAATGAAATCTATATTCCCGCACCCTTAACCGAAGTACCTTTAATAATTTACGGTAACGAACAATCGGGAATAACGCTCCCTGACCCAACGGGGACAATTTGTTTAATCTTCTTTTTAGATAGAAACATAGATAATTTCATTTTAACAGGTGAAATGTATCAACCCGACACAAGCAGAATGCACGATTATTCAGATTGTATTGCAATTACTACCTTTAAAACGCTTGTAAACCCGATAGAAGATTACGACGAAAACGCTTTAACTTTATATCACAACCGAATTATTGAAGAAATTGCCTACACCGCAATAATTAAAAACTATGCAAATAGTTTATTGTTGCAGGTTTCAGGCAATGATAATGTATCAAAATTCAATATTGCAAGTAAATTTAATATGCAAAATTCCTCTTATTCTCTTTTAACTTTAATTGAGAATTTAATTGACACGATTAAAGATTTAACAGTTAGCACATCAACAGGCGCAGTAATGCAACAAACTAAAGACGATTTAGACGAAGTTAAAGAGCATTTTCAAGGACTTTTAGAATGAGCTTCAGAAACTTAGACGGAAACCACGATTGGACTTTTGGCATAGGAAAGAATAACTATGTTGAGGGCGATTTAGAAATACTATTAAATGCTAAAACAAGAGTTTTATCATTTTTGGGCGATTGCTTTTTTGCACCAAACGAGGGAATCGATTGGTGGAATTTGTTGGAATACAACAAGCAAGCACAAGCCGAAAATGATGTTATGGCGACAGTTGCTCAAACAGAGGGCGTTGTTGAAGTATCTGATACGGATAGCATTTTAAATTCAAGAAGACAATTAAACTTATCTTACGGAATAAAAACCGTAAACGGTAATTCTTATAAACAAAATATAACCCCTATCGTATAAGGAAAAGAAAATGGCAGATAAAAACTATATCGGCGTTAATGGTATTGTAACCCAAGACCTTGAAGACATAAGAGCCGATTTAATCGCTCAATATCAAAGCATATACGGAGCTGATATAAACTTAGAACAAAACAGCCCCGATGGGCAATTTATTAATATATTAGCGCAGGCTAAAAAAGATATATTAGATTTATGCGTTCAATACTACAATAACTGTAATACTGAAACCGTTATCGGTATTCCGCAACAAGTTTTATATCAATTAAACGGCTTGACTATAAAAGCGTATTCTTTTTCTTATGTTCAGGTTAATGTAACTACAACCACAAATGTTAATTTATCAGGGTTAGATGATGATATAGATAACCCCGAAGGCACAGGCTACACCGTTTCTGATTCAAACGGAAACCGTTGGATATTAGCGGAAAGCCAAAACCTAAACGCAGGCACTCACTTATTGAATTTTAGAGCGGCTGAATTAGGAAATGTAACCGCATTACCAAACACTATAACAATTATGGAAACAGTTATCGCAGGCGTTCAAAGCGTAAATAACCCCGCAAATAACTATGAAACAGGCGGAACAGGCGAAACCGAAAGCGAATTTAGACAAAGAAGAAATATTTCAACCTCTATGCCTTCACAGGGTTTTGAAGATGCAACCGAAGCGCAATTATTAACCTTGCCAACGGTAACACAAGCAAAAGTTTATTCTAACCGCACATCTTCAACAGTAAACACTATACCCGCTCATACAGTTTGGGTTATTGTTGAGGGCGGAAATAGCACAGAAATAGGAAATGTAATTTATAATAACATTCCCCCCGGTATTCCGATGAAGGGAAGTTTGACGGCAACAATTACACGTCCGAACGGCACAACTGAAACTGTCAATTACGATACTTCAAGCCCTGTTGATTTATATATTCAAATGAATATTAAACTAATTTCAGGCGCAGTTGATGAAGATTATATCAAACAAGAACTATCAAAAACTACTTTTGAAATCGGACAAAGCGCAGAAAGCGCAAATTTAACGACAATTATTAAAAATATTATAGGCGATGCCGCAACTCCTTATGATGTCGGCGTTTCATTAACAAATAGCGGATATTCTGAAATTGTAACTCCGACAGGATTAAACGAGTTCTTTACAATTACGGAAGAAAATATTGATATAACGGTGGTATCATAATGGCTTATGAAGTTGAAACCGAAAACGTTAAAGATTACTATGCTAATCTTTTAATTTTGCAATACAGAAATAAACCAAAAGCAAGCGCAACAATCAAACTTGGAGCGGGCATATACCTTGCAGACGGTCTTATATTTGAACTTAACGATATTTTAAACCTTGAAACCCAACAAGGCGCACAATTAGATTTAATAGGTCAAATATTAGGCGTTAATAGGCAATTAGCAGGCTTTACAGTTAATACTGATTATTTTACTTTTGAAAAGACAAATGCTTTCGGATATTCAGATGTAAACCAATTATCTCAAGGTTTATGGAAACAATATAGAAATTCAACGGCTTCTGTTTATGCACTTCAAGATTACGAATACCGCTCATTGCTTAAATTCAAAGCCGCATACAATATTAAAGTCGGAAGTTGGGGCGCTTTAGACGATTTATATTATCGCTTTTTTGGCGATGAATTAAACATGATTAACAACAAAAATCTAACAGTAACTTATGAAGTTAGCGAAAATGTATCAGTCGCACTTCAGGCAGCTATATATCTTGGCTATATTAAACCCCCAATGGGAATTGGTTATTCAATCGTAAATAGTTAAGGAGATTTCATAAATGACAGTTCTAACAAGGCAACCGCAGAAAGTGTTTGCCCAAAATGCTAATGCTGATATGTTAGCGGTTTTCGGCTCAATGAAAACAGGAACTCCGCAATATAGTTCAACTTTAGCAACATTACAATCGGCAGATTATCTTCAGGGATGGCAAAACGCAATTTTAGACGATAAAGCCCCTTATTTAGAAGAAATGAACGCCGTACAATACGGTTTAAGCTATCAAATAGCTTATTTATTACAAGAGGGCATTCCCGCTTACGATAGCTCAACAAACTACTCAAATACAAGTATAGTTAAAGTAATCAATAATAACGAGCTTGAACTTTATCACTCCCTTACAAATGATAATCAGGGAAACGCTTTAACAAATACGACTTATTGGACTAGAGTATATTTCACTAATACGGGAAGAATCGGAGAGCCACAATTTACGCTAGATTTTAATAATAAACCCGAAAATTGTGTATGGCTCGAAGGTCAAGCGGTTTCAAGAACGACTTACGCAACTTTATTTTCAATATACGGTACAGATTACGGAAGCGGCGATGGCTCAACAACTTTTAATCTTCCAAACTTTCAAGGAATGACCATTTGGGGCGGAACTTCAGCAGGCTATTTAAGTGCAGGATTACCTAATATTACAGGTAGGTTTGACGGTATAGAAGGTACGGGACATACTTCAGGCTGTTTTTACAAAGGCGCTAAATCAGGGAATCCAGCTGCTGGTGGCGAAGGTGATTATTATGTAAATTTTGATGCAAGCCGTTCAAATTCTATCTATGGCAATTCTTCTACTGTTCAACCCCCCGCAATTAAAGTAAGAGTTTATACGAGGTATCAATAATGACAAAATATTATTATAAATACAATCCTAATACTTTTGAATATTTAGAATCACAAGTCGCTTATCTTGACCCCGAAGAAACTAAAATTCAAGGCAAAAATGTTTATAGTTTACCCGCTTGGGCGACATTCGATAAACCTTTAAAAACCAAAAAAAATGAAGTTAATATTTTTGATATTGACTTAGCAACTTGGAAGATTGAGCATGATTACAGGGGAATGTATCAAGTCAACGAGGATATGCAACCCGAAGAAGTTTTAAACTTTGGCGAACTTCCCGAAGGCTATATCCCGATAACCGAAGCACAGGCAAATAAGATTATTGAAGACCCGCTTTATTATATCATCCAAGACGGCGAATTAATTATAAACCCCGACTATGACGAACAAAAACTTGCTATTGCAAAACAAGATAAATACGATGAAGCTAATTATAAGGCAAACTATTTTCTAGATAGCGAAGCCCTTTTTGAGCTTTACCCTGATTTTCACATTGAAGCAACGAAAGAACATATCAGCATTTTTGCTATTGCCGCAGACGGTATTGAAAGAGGAATAATACCTTATCAAGAGTGGACTTCAAAAGAAGATAATAAAAGACAGTTAAATGCAGAGGAGTGTTTAACAGTTTCTTTTGGTATTGGTGCAATCCAAAATGACGTATGGAACAACCAATATTACGCATACAATACCGCAATAGACGAAGCTCAAACGGTAGCTGATGTTGAAAGGATAGTGATTAATTATGTCATCTAACGAAAATAAACAAGTTTTTAAAACGGATGATATGGGCGCATTCGGCGGCAAAATAACCGTTAATATAAATAACCCAAATGACTATGAAATCACAAGAGCCGAATTTCAATGCGGTTGCTATTATCAATCAGTTGATAACCCCGTATTTCCTTTAGTTTTCAAACCGACTAGAGAAGATACGGCAAAATTTAATAACGTAAATATCTGTTATCTAAGAGTTTACGATTCAAACGGTTTAAGACAAACATGCAAAGGCTCAATGACAATACCAGCGCAAAATGGAGTAATTAAACATGACGGACTTTGTTGCTAATTTTAGCTTAGAAAAAAACGAAATTGAAGCAAATTTTGAGCTGGAAAAACCCGTTGAATTTGACGCTATATTTGAAATAAACCCCGCACCGACTAAGGTTTCAGAGCTTATTAATGACCTTGAATATCAAACCAAAACCGAAGTTGATAATGCAATAGCGGCAGAAAGCGAAATAATTAACACCCGAATTGATAACGAAGTTGAACGGCTAGAAGAAGAAATCAGTCATAGCGTTACAACGGTTGAGGGGAGCGCATTAATTGATGTATCAAGAGATGAGCAAACCGTAACAATTTCATCTAAGACTTTTGTATTTGAACAGGGTATTGCTTCAGATACTTGGGAAATTCAACATAACTTAAATAAATATCCGTCCGTTGAAGTCGTTGATAGCGCAGGGACGATATTTACAGCCAAGATTGACTATATTGATAAAAATAATTGCATTGTTCATATAAACGGCTCTACTAAAGGCACAGCATATCTTAATTAAGGAGTATATATAAATGGCTAAAAAAAATGTATTGGTTGACATCGATTTAAACCAAAATGAATTACAAAATGGAGTTATACAAAATTTAGCAAGCGACCCCGCAAGCGGCTCTAAAGAGGGTCGTTTTTGGATGAATACCACGACTCATAAACCCATGTACTATGACGGGACAGAAAATCAAGAGTTCGGCAGGGTTTATACAGAAGGAAGCGGCATTGATATAACAAGCGACGTTATCAGTATTGATAATTCTGTAACGGGCGCAACAAAATGCAAAATTACATATAATAATCAAGGTCTTGTTACATCAGGGGCTAACCTTGAAGCAAGCGATATTCCGAATTTAACATTATCTAAAATAACCGATGTAACCGCAACGGCAACCGAAGTAAATGTTTTAGACGGAATCACGGCAAGCACCGCCGAATTAAACATTATGGACGGTGTAACCGTAACGGCTAGTGATATTAATTCCGTAACATCAAAAATTGGCTTAACTGATTTATCTATTGATAGCGGCTCAACAAATTATTTAGGCTATGATAACACAACGGGTAAATTCAGCGCAAAAGTTGATACAACCGTAACTGCTAGTTCTACTAACCTTGTAACATCAGGAGCAGTTGAAAGCGCAATCGCAAGCGCAGTAACGGGCGGTATGGTTTATAAAGGTGTATGGACGGCAACAGGGCAAACAGATTATTCTTCTATCACGTTACCTGTTAAAGCTGGCTATATGTATCTTGTTAGCGGCTCAGCAACAATCGGCGGTATTGAATGGAATACAGATGATTATTTAGTAATTAATGCTGACGTACCCGCGGGCGGAACAATAACCGATGTTAAAAAGATTGATAATACAGAAGGCTCAGACATTGTTAGATTAAACGCAACTCAAACATTGACCAATAAAACAATAGATGCTGACGATAACACAATTTCTGATTTAACCGTAAGCAATTTAAAATCAGGTGTTTTACAAACAACGGTAAGAGGAACATCGAGCGCAAGCGATACATCAATCCCCTCTGAAAAAGCGGTTGCAACCGCAATAAGCGGAATGGCTAAGAAAATCACCGCAAACAATACAGCCTTAACAGCTTCAAGCGGTGTTTGTACTTGGTCTATAACAAATAGTTTAGCAACGGCAGATGTAACCGTTCAAATTTTCGAGATTTCAACAGGTGCGCAAGTTATGACCGAAGTTATAACAGGCGCAAGTACAATAACAGTTAAAATTAATTCATCTTCAAATATAGCGGCAAATACTTATAAAGCGGTAATTATAGGTTAAATATGACAGTAGCAAAAATAACAAATGCTCCAACGCAAAAAGAGCTGATTGATAAAACAAACGAAGTTATCGATAACATGATTGTAAACCAATCATCTGATAATAGTTCTTTTGTTATATCAAACGAAACTCTAACACCAACAAGAACGGCGCAAGAATCAATCTCAATCGGATGTAGCCAATATGCAGGGGTTGAGAACAGAGGGTCATATAATATCGCAATAGGTCGTAATGCTTATGTCGAAAGTCCGAGTTCATCATATATAAGCACACATTCAGTTGCAATCGGCGCAAATGCGGATGTAGTTGGCTCTTATTCAATAGGAATAGGTGAAGCAACAACAGGAGCAGACGGGGCGATACAAATCGGCTACGGTACAAATAACACCGCTAATAGCTTGAAAATCGGATTTTATAACAATTCATCAACTCACTATAATTGGCAACTTCTTGACGGTACAACAGGCTTAATTCCAACGGCTAGACTTAGTACGTTTACGGGCGCAGACGGTACAAACGCAGGAACGGCAGGGATAGTGCCAGCTCCAACGGCAACGGATAACGACAAATATTTAAAGGGCGACGGTACATGGGCAACCGTTTCGGGCGGTAGTGCAACGGATGTACAGATTAACGGAACATCGATTACATCGGGCGGAACGGCAAATATTATCACAAATTCTGCTTATAACGCTAGCTCAAATAAAATTGCGACGATGTCGGACTTGCCGAGTACAAGCGGTCTAGCTAATACTGATTTAAGTAATTTGTCAAACACAGGTAACGCTAAATTTCAAGCTCCATTGGTTAGCGGTACAAATATTAAAACGATTAATAGCACAACCCTTTTAGGTAGTGGTGATATTGATACAAAAGAGATATTTGTTGCAACCTACGACGTTACAAGTTTTGCGGATATTGCCGCCGCCGTTAATGACAATAATAAATTTGTAGTTTGCTACTATACTAGCGCCTTTAGAAACCTTGTATTAAGGGGGTATAATTCGGCAAATAACGCTTATGATTTTACTCAAATTGGTGAAGACAATAAAATTTATAAAGCGTCTTGTGCGTTGTCGGGAAGTACAACAGTTTGGAGTCATTCAACATTTGGGGCATTGCAAGCCGCTTCAACCGCCGTAACTCATACCGCAAGTACACAAGTTGGTGATAGCGACACACCCGTTTATATCGCTTCTGACGGAACGGCAACATCAACAGGCAAAAGTATTGCAAACACAAGGTTTGACGGGCAATGGGTACATTCATATAAAACTTTAAGCACAGCTACGGCTATTGGCGATAAAACTTTAGATTTAAACTCATATCTACCAGTAACTAACGGGATTTATGAAGTATTACTGTGGGTTACCTATTATAACAGCAATAGTACAACAGGCGGTTTAAAAATTTGGTCTGATATAATTACAACTCATACAAACGCTTGGATTAATGCAAATTCAAACAGCAGGTCTCAGGTTTGTTATATCACAATGCCCGTTACTCGCTATTTATATACAAATATTTATGGTCATTCAGCAAACGATTCTTATGTTGACGCTTTAGCTTATCGCCGTGTAGGTACAAATACATAAAGGGGGTTTAATGTATTACGCTCATATTAATTCAAAAGATATATTATTAGAAATTGATAGCTCATTGATTACATCCGACGAATACGGCTCAACCGACGTGCAAAACATTGAAGTATCGGAAGAATACTATAATAATGCTCAAACTTACGGTAATAATTACTATATTTACGACAATGGCGAAATTATAGTTAATCCGAATTATGAAAATGAAGAAGCTCAAAAGCGACAGGCTGATTTTGAAACCGAATTTTTCAATACTTCACTTGGCTGGATTCGCAGGCAAGTAAACATGAAAGACGGGGGAACAAAAGACTTTTTAAGTGATTTATTGCCCGCAATTTCAATGGCGCTTAATTCGGGCATTGCAACCCCGATTATCACATACAGAACACCCGATTTTACGCACGATATAACCGATTGGACGATATATCAAGATATTAAACCCGTAACGGCGCAATTTATACAAGAATGTTTTACACAACTTAGCGCAGATTTCGGGGCAATATAGGAGTAAAAGTATGAACATCTTTAAAAAAATCGCATTAATTAACAAAGTTAAAAAAGCAATCAAACAAACTAAAAAAATGCTTGATACAAATAAAGATTTAACAAGCCAAGTAAAAAGAATTATCGGAAATTTAAAAACCGATATTGAAGCATTATTAACCTATTTACCACATTTCAAGCCGATATATAAGGAAATAATCGAAATTGTTAAAGAAGTGTTTTAGCGTTGAATTAATAGGCAATCCTTGTATTATTGTACGTGAAGTCTTGCCCGATGATGATATAGAAACGGTGAAAGAAAAAAACAAAAAACCATTTCAGGCAACAAAGACGGCAATAATAAAAGTTATCTATGGCGATAAAAAATATCTTATATCGAATAATAGCGGATATCAATACGACGGCGCAAGCATACCTTTTAGAATCGGCAAGAGTAATATGAAACTTCTTATTCCGTCGTTGTACCACGACATAATTTGTGAAGATAAGTCTTTAGTTGATTTTGACCGTAAGTTATCAAGTATGATATTTAAAGAACTATTATTACAATGCAAGGTGAACAAATTGACGGCTGAAATAATGTATCAGGCGGTCGAATGCTACCAAAGATTTATGAGAGGGTGGAAATAATGAACATTGAACTAGCAGGAATCTTGTTAACAGTCATAATCCAAGGCTTATATGTCGCCTTTAAATTAGGCAAGTTTGAGGAAAAATTGAACTCCCTTGAAAAAAAGCAAGAAAAACACAATAACTTAGTAGAAAGAATGGTTAGAGTTGAAGATTCTTGCAAATCGGCACACAAAAGGCTTGACAGTATGTAAGCAAAAAAAATAACCGCTAAGGATAAACCCTAGCGGCGTTGTTGTATTGTAATTATAAAGGAGTAAAATGTTTAAATTCTCTAAAAAATCTTTAGATAAAATCAATAATCCGAAAGTACACCCGAAGATTAAACAGCTCCTTTTGGAAGCAATAAAGACCTCGCCCATCGATTTTACGGTTATTGAAACCGTGCGCACTATCGAACTTCAAAAGATTTATTTTAAAGCAAAGACGACTAAAACAATGAAATCAAGGCACATACCGTCTACCAATAAAAGCGGATTATGCGAAGCGGTTGATATTGCACCGTACCCTCTGAATTGGGGTGATAAAAAGCGATTCATTGAGTTGTCAAAACATATTAAAGAAGTCGCTAAAAAATTAAATATAGCGATAACTTGGGGCGGCGATTGGAAATCACTCGTTGATATGCCGCACTATGAACTAAAATGAAAATCCTCTCCCTTGTCCAACAATTTAATTTTTATCAAGCCAAAATAAAAGCTGATACTGAAAAACTAAAATATTACTTGATTATAAACGATAAAAAGGAAACCAACAAAATCATTGATGAAATACTAAAAGCAAAAGATGAAATAAAAAGAATACTCGACATTAAAGTTTAATTTTTTCATATTGTTTTAAGCGTTTGCTTAGAACTCCTCTTATAACTCGTATCAACCCCTTTTGATTAATTCAAGAGGGGTTTTTTGTTGCTAATTTTGAGCATAAGCAAAAAGATTTAAAGCTACTTCTTTATTTAATTGTTCATTGAAACCTTTTACAAATTCCTTTTTGATTTCAAAACCATAGCAACGACGATTTAATTGCTTGCAAGCTAATAAAGTGCTTCCGCTTCCTGCGCATGGGTCAATAACAACATCGCCAATATCCGTAAACAATTCAATTAAACCCTTTAAAACATAAATAGATTTCTGCGTTGGATGAATTTTAGGTGTTACGGTATCTTTATAATACGGTCTGCAATTAAATATCATTTGTTTATTGTTGTTGAATTTTGGCAATTTATCACGATATAAAATAACGGCGTATTCCGTATTACCTACAATGCGCATATTAGCTTTTAAAACTTGTGGCGAATAGTTTTTATAAAACTGAATCGGAATATAATTTTTAAAACCGTGATTTTTAACGATTTCTACAAGATTAAACTGTTGCTCCCATGCACAAAATACAATAATACACCCTGCTTTATTTGTTTCTTTTGGTTCTGGTTTCAAAAGTTTTGAGCAAAAATGAAAAAACTCATTCAAGTTAAAATTTTTGTCTGTATCAAAAAACTGTTTATTTGCCTTTTCGCTTGCACCATTTTTAATATCATTATCTTTATACCAGCAAGCCTGAGAAGCATAAGCATTATTACCGACATTATACGGTATGTCTGCTATTACTAATTGAGCTTTGGGAATATTATATTGTTTTCGGTTTTGAAAACTATCGTTAATTAAATATACTTGCTCTTTGGCAATTAAATCTCTGTCTAATTCCATATTTCCCCCTATAATGTTAATTCTTAAATATTTTTATTCCTTACTTTATGCCCTGCTATAATTCAGCAATAGCTTGAAATAAAATATATTTACTGAAAAAATAAGCAAAAATTCGCACAAAAAATCGCACTCATTGTTGATTTTTGAGTGTAATTATTTTGGCTTTTATTTGGCTCATATTTTTTGTCAAAAGTATCAAAATTATCAAAATTCTCTAAAATCAAAACTTGACCAAAAGTGCTGATTTTAAAGGATTTTGTCAACATTATCAAAAGTATCAAAAATCGCTAAAATGTATTGGGGTGGTAGGGGTCGCAGGTTCAAATCCTGTCGTTCCGAAATCTTAAAACTTAATCCCAGTCTGCCTTTTGCGGAATGGGATTATTTTATTATTCCCCTCAAAAATTTTACTGCCTTTATTTTGCTCATATTTTTTAAATATGCCGTTCAGTTGGTTTGTTGCCGCTATTATCATATCTTGATTGTTTCTAGCGTACACATTGAGCGTTGTTTCTGTTCGAGCATGCCCCACTTGGTTTTGTGCAAACTTAACACTTAAACCGCTTGATAAAACCATATCAATATATGACCCTCTTAAATCGTGAAGCCGTACCCTTTTATTTATGCCGCATAATTTGAGCAAGTTATAAAAACACCGTTTGCGGAAATTTTCGCCCCTTAAATAAGTGCCTGCTTTGCTTGGAAATAATAAAGGATTATCGGGTTTTAATGTCTTTATATGCTCCTGCAAAACCTCTTTTAATTCATCAAATAAAAAGATTTTACGATTCGAGCTTTCTGTTTTTGTTTTATGAATTAATCGGGCTTGGGTAAATTGCTTTGTAATTTCAATATAACCCTGTTCATAGTTAAAATCCTTTTTTTCAAGAGCCATAATTTCGCCCATTCTTGCGCCTGTTCCAATGAATGTAAATAACAAAGGGTAGTATTCTTTATAAGCCTTTTTACACATTTCAAGAACATTTTTAAGCTCCTCAATCGTCAAGTGGTTTATATCCGCTTTTGGCGGTTTCGGTTTTTCAACCTCGTTAAAAATATTTTTTTCAATAAGTTTATGCTTGATTGCGTAATTCGTTGCCGCCCTTGCAAGTTTCAAACAGTGCATTGCAACGTGCGGAGTTGAGTTTTTTTCAAGGTCATAGAAAAAACCTTGTATAGCGATTGAATTAACACTCTCATAGCGGATATTGTCTAACTGTTTAAGGTATTTATTATAATAAATATTGTAGGTGTCATAAGTTGATAGAGCATATTTTATTTTAGCCTTATCAAGAAATAATTTGAAAATCTGTCCGAAAGTTATTGTTTTATCGGCTTTGACCTCTTCATATTTCCATAGCTCTCTTTTAGCTTCTCTTATGGTGTCATAATATCCGCTCGTGTGTTGTTTTCCAAACACATCATAAAAGGTTATCGTATATTTAACCTTTTCGCCTGATTTTGTTTTAATTTTCTTTTTGCTTATGCCTGCCATTTATTCCTCCAAAAGCTCAACAATCAAACCGCGTTTTTTTGCATCTTCAAAAGTTGTTCTTAAATTTTGTCTTAATTCTTCTACGGCTTTATTGAATAATTCTTCTTCTTCCGCAGATTCCAATATTGTTTGTCTAGGTGCAAGAAGCCATTGCATAAACGGCAATTGTTGAATTTTTTTAATTTCCTTTTTTAATTTTCTTGGTATTCGTTTTATGCCTGCCATTTTAATACGCCTTATCAACTAAAATTTTTGCGATTTCTCTTAAAAGCTCTGTGTCGTTCATTTTGTCTATTGCAAATATTTTTTCTGTTTTTTTCTTTGCACGATATTCGATAGCGTCTAAATGTAGTTGCCATTCATCATTTTTGTCCTTATTCAACCATTGCCATATATCGCTAAAAAAATTTTTCATTTTTACACCCCCATAACCCTTAATGCTTCTGATTCTGACACTTTATAACTTCCGATTTTATAAAATGTCAAAATTCCCCTATCTCTTAATTTATAAGGATAAGATTTATCGCATTTATATTTTTTAACAAACTCCCCGATTTTCATAAGGTCATCGGGTAAATTAACTGGTTGCTTCAATGGTATCACATTCGACATCGTGTTAGTCCTTTCTTTACTTTTCTTCATGTAGTTTTTGTTACAATAAAAAACCACCACGAGAATTTTACTCACAATGATTTTCATTAAAATTTTTACTTGAAATTTTAAATGAGCTTTTTCCGCAGAAGCTCATAACTGCCTAATTAGCTATGCCGCAAAAGACGCAACATAGGGTTATTTTAAAACTTCGTTGATTTCTTTAATAATATTTTTCGCTTCTTTAACGGGATAACAATTTGCATTTGCGATTATATCGGCTATATCTCTTGCTAATCTAAGTGTATCTTTCAACACTTCATTTTCCTGTTGCAAGCGGTCTATATATTGATTTTGGGTGAAAATTTTATCAACTAATAATCTTTCAGTATTTGGCAAAACTTTATAATCAACCGTTCCACCACCCTCATCAACTACTTCAATGAAATAGTCGCTTATAATTATTTCTTTTTCTTCACTCATTCTTGCTCACTTTCTTTCTGAATATAACCCAATACAGTATAGATTTTATTTTCATCTTCACCAATTTTAATGCCTTTTAAAATTTCGGGTTTTAATAATGTATTTCTTATTAATTTTTCAAAATAATCTTCTTCCGTTTTCATTCGCTTTCACTTTCGTTATTTAATAACTGTGGATAAAACCTTTCTATATAGGTTTTTCGGGTTTTCCTAGAAAAAATACCGATAATCATAATAAGAAAATCACAAATTATATTAATTGATAATCCAGCTATCCAATGCCATATATTCTCGATACGTTTCATTCGCTTTCACTTTCTTTTATTAATTTTTTAAAACAATTATCAAAAAATATTTGCAACGAAGCTAAATATGGCAACCATAATTCTTTGGGTGTATTTAGTTTTTGATATAAAAGCATTTGCTCAATTGCCATAAATTGATATTGAATCGGTGCTTGTAATTTATCGCACTCTTTTTTTAAATACTCTATTTGTTCTTCTTTTGTTAGTTCCATTATTCGCTTTCCTGTTCAAGCCATTGTTGTTCTAGCCATTGTTTAATTCCGTCTTTACATTCATCGGGGTTGCCTTGACATCTTGCAGGGGCAGTACAACCCTCATTACAACAAAAATCATTAAAGGTCATATCGTAAAACAATTTCGCCATTTCATCAATACTCATAGCTTTTATTTTCTCAAAATTATTCATTTACTTCCTCGATTTCTTGTTCAAGCCATTGCTCATATTCTTTCATTTTTGTTTTTCTATATTCATTTATTGCTTCTTGACTAGGAAATTCAGGTGGTTTACCAGTAGTAATACATATAGGCGGTGTTCCGTTAAACATATCGTGGTTATACATTTCTGCCATAGCTAAAATATTTACTATTGTTTTATTCTTCATTTACTTCCTCGATTTCTAAAAGGTTTAAAATATCACTTGATAGGTAATTAATAGCCACCATTGGATTGTTTTTGCCTATTTCTATCTTGTGATACTTTCCGCACAATTCCACAATCTGCTTTATAAGGCAATCGGTACAGTTTTGGCATAGAGTATGTTCATCAAATTTTAAATCATTACAACACTTGCCTTTGCCGTAGTCATATATAGCAGGGCAATTTTTAACGATATATTTTTTCATCAAACCTCCATATCCAAAACTCTCTCAAGCTCTTTTTTGTCTAGTTCTATTTGTTTTTTGAGCTTTAAAGTGTTATCGTCGTCATAATCGCCATAGTAAACCTTATAGCGATTTAACTTTGCTCTGTCGTCTTTTAACTTATTAACCGTTTGATTATAGGTATTAATCGCGGTTATAATTTGTTGTATTTTCATAATTTCGCTTTTTCCTCTTTATATTTCAAAACCGCCCGTAATGTCTTGCCCTTATTGCCCTCAATACCCAGTTTTGCGTAAATTCTCTGCAAATGAGAGTTTAAAGTCGGCTCTTTGATGTTTAGAGTTTGTAATACCTCGTCTGAATCCTTACCTTTTGCAAATTCTTCTAAAACGTCAATCTCGCGCTTCGTCAGAAGATACACAACGTTTATGTTTAATTCCATACCCCTTAAAACTCCCGTCCTTGTAATCCTTGTTTATATCCGGCTTGCCTAGTGTTCTTACAAGTTCCAACACCGCCGCTCTCATTTGGCAAGGTTGGCTTTCTAAATACACGGGGCAATCCTCACAATTCTTTTGCCTGTAACACTCCACCGCCGCCTTGGTCCATTTCACACACATTGACGGCGTGTATTTACCTAGTTCGTTATACACTTAGTAAACCTCCGCCACTTCCCAATTATCGTAGTGCGAAACGGCTTTAATCCAATTTAAGCCTTGCTCTGCCGACATCGGAACATCAGACGCGCAATTTCTTATCACCTTGCCCGTTAGAGTATCTCGGAAAGCGAAATGCACAAATTTTTTGCCTTGGTAATCTGCCTTGATACACCGCGTCGCCCATTCTTTGATTAGCGCAGGGGGCGGCGGAAAGCTATCTTTATGCTCGGTGCAAAAAATGTTGTAAACTTCTTCATAATCGACCTTGTCCGACTTCGGCAAGGCTCTTTTATAGGTGTCATATTGCGCTTCTTGGTCTTTGATTGCGTGCGGATATAGCGCAACAATGCGGTTTATAAAATCGAATTTATCCACTATTAACCTCTTTCAGACGGTATTTTTCCGTCAATTTGTCTAGTTCTTCCTTAAATACCTTGGCTTTATCGGTTTGTGTCGGGGGTTGCGTCTGTCGTAATTTACGCGTCCGCCAATAAACCTTTAAGCAGGCATAATGACAATCGGGTTGAGTTTCCGAATAAGGCGGAGCTTTCCCCCTTGCAATGTTGAGAGAAAGCTCGTCAATAAGCGCGTTCAACGCTTCTTTTGATAAGATTTCGTTTAAGAGCTTGGAATAGTGCGAATCGGTTAAATGCACATTAACACACTCACCGTAAATCTTTTCTTTTTCTTTTTTATTTTCTTTTTCTTTTAGAGAAGTAGTATCACTACTTAAAAAAGAGTTTAGAACTTCTTTTTTATTAGTGTGTGTATCTATATCCTTATCTGTATCTTTATCTTTATCTACAACTTGACCTACATCTTGACCGTGGTCAAGTTGGTGGTCAACTTGGTGGTCAACTTGACCTAAACTATATTGGTTAGTGCCTTTGGGGTTACGATTACCCCCCCAATTTTTAAACTCTTTAATTTCTAATAGTGATTCTAAGTTATCATCAATTAAAGGGTCGCCTGTCAGAGTTAATTTATTTTCTAAAATCAAATCAATTAAAATCTCTTTCGGGCAATTTAATCTTATAAGAGTATCAAGTTTCCTCTTATCGATAAGGATTTTATAATTCCGTTTGTATTGCATTATTAACCTTTTCTATCTTTAAAATGGTGCTTCCTCTTGTTGCGTTGTTGTATAGCTCTTTTGGCACTTCATACATAAAGGCGTTCCGTATTTCTCATTTGAAAAATCAAAAACCTTTTTACTTATTTCTGCGCCGCATATTGAGCAATTAAATTTTTCCGTATTTTTTATATCCTCTTTGATTCCCTCAACAATCGGCTTAGTAGTAGGCTCTTCAATCGGGGGCAGGTCGTCAAAATCTTGTGTAAAGATTTCAGATAAACTTGCAACGGTTAAAACGGCGTCAATTTGCGCCCTTTTTTTCGCCATTTTTAAAATAGTATTAGCCTTAGAATTAGCGTCAGCATTAACTTCATACTTGTAAAAAGTTCCATTGTTGCTCTTTATTTCCTTTTTCTTTAATAGTTCTTTATCTGCCCCTATCGGCAAATCTTTTTCATAAACAAATTCATAAGCCCATTTTTTCTCTTTGGAATTTGCATGTCCTAAGCCCTCTGTAATTTTCATTGAGCCTTTTAAAAGAGTGCATTTTACCGTATAAGCAAAAAAGCCTAAGTCCTCAAAATTTTCTGTATGCTCAACCAATTCATAGCTTGAAGTTATACCTAATGCCATTAAGATTTTTTCAGCCCCTGGCTTTAATAATGTCGGTTTATCGCCGCAACCTGGTATTTTTCCATAATCGTGGTTTTCGGTTAAAAGGCTTTTAAGTGTACCTTGTAAGGTTTTAACTTTAGTAAGCGTTGTTTGTACCGCTTTTATATCCACTTCATCAATTAAAGATAGCGGATTCATTGTTTCTTTACACATTATCTATGTCCTTTCGTTTTGCAATTCTTAAAACCCGATAAGGACGGGTTAAATAGTATTCATCAATGTTTTTAATATCTTCTTTTAATCTGTCGGTATCAAGTGTACGGCTTGTCTGAACTTTCCACGTAATTTTATAACGGTCTGTCAGTATTCCCATATTTTCACCGATTTTTGCTTTTAATTCGGTTTCAATTTCCTTTATTTCGCCATTGATTTCGTCGCGGTGCATTTTTAATTCCTGCAAATATGCCGCGCGTTCGTTAAACTCTTCCGCTTCAACAATATCCTCTGTATTAGTCGGATATAATTCGGCAAGGGTTTCATCATCATCGGGTAAAATTAAAGGGGGTGTGTCGGTTTGCACCATGTTATAAAAATCTTTGGCGCGCTCTACCATAAGATTAAACAATTCGGGGTCAAACTCAATCGACTTATAATCGAACCTTTGACCGCCGATAAGGCAAGCAATCCAGCCTTTTTTTCGCCCCGTTATGCCTAAATACCACATAACTTGTAAGACGTATTCTTTAGGAATTGCGTTTTGCCATTCGTCTAATTTGTAAGCCGAACACGTTTTACATTCTAATAATTCATCCGACCCCGTAATTAACCTATCAACATGAGCAACCATAAAAGGATAATCGGGGTGTTGATATGCTTTCGGGGCTTTTCGGACGGGTTTATCGGTTCGCTTTGCAAAAGTTTGCGCAACAAATTCCTCTAATTCTGTGCCTAGTTGCACCGCCTCAATGTTTGAGACTGTATTTTCAATACGCCCTGTCTTTTCGCACCATAGCCTATATGGTGTCTTATAACGGCTTTTTCCCATAACCGCCGCTATATCAGAGCCGCCAATATATAAATTACGGTCTCTTGTTACGTCTTGTGTAATATTTAAAACCATAGTATAATTCCTTTAGTAATTCTTAATTCCGATAATGGATAAGTAGAGAGCCTTTTTTTAGGCTCTCTTTTAAATTCCGTCCAGTTCCTCTTTTAATATTGACTTAATGCGGTTATACGTTGTTTTGTTGTTGCATAACTCCATTAGAAGTGCAATCAGTTTGTACTTTGCGTACCCTTTTAAAATCTTTTCCATAATCCTCAAACTCCTCTTTTAGTCTGTAAACCATTGCGCCTGTTATTAAATCAAATTCACGGTAAGCGCGCCCGATATTAAATAACTCTTGCATTTTGTTACCCCCAACAATAACTATCAACTTGTCTTTCTTCTTCCATTAATTGACGCTCCATTGCGACCTCGGAAAAATAAGCGTCCCTGTCTGCGATTTCGTCTTCATCGAGTTGCTCATAATACAATGGGTCTTCCATAGCGCACTCGTAACTGTATTGAGCCTGTTCAAATTCTTTCATAGTATTACCTCTCTATTACGCTAGTGATTTCATCAATAATATGGGGGCTTAATTGCCCTCTGATAATAAAATTTGATTCCAATAAATCTTTATAATACTTTTCTGCTCTTTGTCTTTTGTCCTTTTCGGTTAAAATAAGTCCCTCTGTTGCAACTGTCGCAAAATAGACATACTCTTTAAGCAATTCCATTGTTGCCTTTTGATTACGCGAAACCTCAATCAATTCTTCGGTTAAGACCGAATTTTCAAACGCATTGTAAGGGTCGATGTTGTTATCCAACGTCTGAACGTAATCGGGATTGATAAAATTATCAATCGTTTTTAAAATTCCTTGAATGTGCATAATATAAACTCCTTTCGTTCGTTAGTTTCAAAATAAAAAGGGGTATAAACCCCTATAATCAGACTGTTAGTGAATAAGTAAATCTAATAAAAAGCGGTTGAATGGTTGCAAATATGACATGACGATAATAAAAATGTTCAACCGCATTGAATCAGTTAAAATTAGATAAATTAGAGAAAACTTAATAAAAGGCGACCGCAAGGAAATGAAAAAACGTTTATGTGTTCTTGGTAGATATAACTGTGTTGCGGTCGCGGTGATTAGTATTTAAAGCTCTAATTTCAGCGCTAATATATAAGAAGAAAATATTATGGTACAAATTATATTAACGCTGAATTAGGGTTTTAACTTAACTTAGGATTGTTAGCTTTGATAAACAAGTTTTTGCCCTAAAATAAATCTTTTTTAAATTTTGTGATAAAATAAAAATATGGAAGTAAAATATTTAAAAGAACAAGTAAGATGTCCGAAATGCAATAAAAAAACAAGAAAACTAATTGCATATGAGGGCAATGAAATTTGTTATAATTGCTTTACGCAACTAGCAAATCTTAAATTTCTCAAAGAACACCCCAATTATTCTAAAGATTTAGTTAAAAGAGGTTTATTTGAACCAATTAAAGCACCCGGCAAGTCTATTTACGCAATTAATGGGATAACTTCTATATATAGAAATGGTTGTATAAATTAGGGAGGGTATAAAACCCTCCCAATTTAAACCTTTTAAATTATACTGCTTCCACTCCTGTCGTGTCGGGATTTACTTGCTCCGCAATACCTTTTCGCTCACCGCCATATTTATACAGGTTCCCTTTTGTTAAACTAAGGTGGCTGACTGCCTGTTTGATTTAAAGTTTTCTCTTTTATTCAATTTTAATTATTCTTACTAAGCCCTATTGATTTTGGGGCTTGTTTGAAGTATATTTAAGGTGTTCACTAAAACTATCCGACATTATCGGATGGTTCATAATGAAAAAACATAGATAAAATTTCACGGACTGCTTGAGAAGTATTCCAACGTTTTTCTTTGCAGAAATTCTCAAATAGTTCAAGAAGTTTGTCGTCAATTTTTGATTGTATTAGATTGTTCATTTCCTTGTTCCTATGAATAATCTCTTAACAGTATATATAGTATACCATATAGTATTTGTTGTCAAGCAAAATTATTAAATTGTCTACTAAATACATCAAATAGAGGATATTATGCTTATAATCGAGGCTCTTGCCGCTTTACAATACTTAACAAAAAAACTTATAACATTTTCCGATATGGCTGAGGCGTTGGGTATTAGTAGAGGTGCAATAAGTAACAGGTATCAAAAGGTTAATGGTCGCACTAACACACTAAAACCCGATGAAATAAAACAATTAGAGGTATATTTTAATGTAGAAATTGAGGATTTTGTTAAAAAAAACTCTGAACCTGAAAACACCGCACAACAAACTAAGCAAGACAAAAAAGAACTTGCCACTTTAATTAAACAAACAATTACTGAATTAATACTTGAAAACGGCGGTGATGAACTTTTGAAGAAAATCCTTAAATAAATTTAAGCCTTTTTCTTTGCCATAGGTTATAATTAAAGCATAACCGATTTTAAAAAGTAGTTTTTTCATAGTCATATTATCCTTTCGGATAAATAAAAAATAAAATACGGGAAAAGAAGCAATATGATAAAAATAGTGTTAAAAATAATTAATTTTATAATTACAATAATCACTATATTTTTTGTTTTATTTTGTCTTGATTTAATAAATTATGACAAATTAAATGAGCTTTTACATGTTCCAAAACACATTTCAATAGAAGAACAAGAAAAAGAGAATAAAGGCATAGTTTTTCCTGATGAATATATTGAAAAAACGGGTATTATTATTGGAAAAATCCAATTAAAACAGCTGTATTATAGCCCTTATGAATATAATATTTCGGCATATTACATAGATAAAGAAAAATCCGATTCGCAAGAAAAAATCGTTAAATTTTTAGATGGAATTTTAAAAGATTTTACTGTTTATAATGAAGATGAAATCAACACTATGTATATTTTTTCAGAAAAAAAAGATTTATGGATTTTAAGGGAACTAGAGCAAGGAGAAGAACAGATAAAAGTTGCATTAGAAAGCTATAAGCCTATGGCTAAAATTGAATTTTGCCCCGCTAAAAATTATCTTTTTGCAGATTTTAACAATGGAAGAATGGTATATATAAAAAATGCAATTACAAATTATGAAATGTTGGATATAAAAATGTTTCAATAAGGGTTTATTATGCTTGAAAAAATCGTCTTAGTAATCTTTATAATTCTCGCTTTAATCATCTATGGCAACGGTATGAGTTCGTTTATAGAGTTTATTGGCGATGAAAAGAAAGAAGATAAATAGTATACATTTTGTTTATCATAGTTTTCTATGTCATAGAATTTAATGTTTTCAAGGGTCATGGGGAGTGGTATAATATAAATGACCTAGCCAAATGGTAGTTTCCTGTAACTCGGCTCTGAACGCTTGGAATAACTGAAATTTGGCGCATCGGGTACAAAGTAACTGTCTTTAAAATGGGGTTTTTAGGTTGAGTTTTAATAATTTATGTTGCAATCGAAAGCCGAATCGTATTTTTAAATACGAGTTTTTTAAACCCTCTTATAAATGGCTTGCTTTTTATGAATGCCCGAACTGCGGCAAAAGGTGGTTTGAAATAATAACCGAAAAATCAGATAAGCCAAAAATTTATTACGATAATGCCGCAAATCAACTTTATAAAGAATGGAAAAACCGTTTAAGCAATATTCATCAAGGCACAAAAGCAAATGAACATTTTTATTACGGAACTTTTGTAAAACACGGCAACCATTTTAAAACATATCGCACGAACTTTAATAATCAAAAAGAATTAATCTCTAAACAACGAACTCTAATAAAATCTATATAATTAAACTCTCGACCAAGTTAGTGAATTACAATAATAGTGAACGCCCCTAACAAGGGGTTTTTGTTTTATGAACACAAATTTTTGGCAAAAAATCACAAATTATAAAATGTTTGGCAAAACAATTTTTTCAAAAGAAGAAATCTGCACAGACAAAAATTATGAAGATAACGAGTTAAAGGTTTATATCACAAACGATTATTTTAATGATGAGTTTGATATAGAGAGGAAGAAAGAATAAAGTTATGGCAATACTCCCTTGTAAATTTTTATATGAAAACGCAGAAAAGTATTTTAAAGATGAATTAGATGATAGAACAAAACATAGGTGGGAATGTACGCTAAAAGCCCATAATAAAATGATGAATAATTCAAATGATGACTGGCTTTTATATTTACCGATTATAAGTGCATTTTTTGCGGGGAAAATTTGAAAAACATATAAAAATTATATACGTTTTTTAAAAAAGTATCAAAAATTTCCGAGGTTAGACAAAAATAATATATAAGAAATATATATGACGATAAAATTTGATAAAAGAAATTATAGAAAACATAACGACCGCAACAAAGAATTAATTAATAAATCGCTAAAAGAGTGCGGCGCAGGGCGTTCCATTGTAATTGATAATGAAAATAATATCGTTTGCGGCAATGGAATCTACGAGCAATCGCAAAAATTAGGTCTAAAAACTAAAATTATTGAAACCGACGGCAGCGAATTAGTTGTTGTAAAGCGCACCGATTTAGCAACAAATGACGATAAACGCAAACAATTAGCGGTAATGGATAATTCCACCTCCGACAGTTCCGATTTTGATTTTGAGTTATTAAATGAAGATTTCGAAGCGGAAACTTTATCAGATTGGGGGTTGGATGTTGAACTCTCGATTGAAGATGATAAAGAAATTGTAGAAGATGAAATCCCCGAACAAGTAGAAACAAAATGCAAACGAGGGGATATTTGGCAACTTGGCGAGCATCGTTTGATGTGCGGCGATAGTACAAGCATTGATGATGTTGAAAAATTGATGAGGGGCAACAAAGCGGATATGGTTTTTACTGACCCGCCGTATTCTGTTAATTATACAAAAAAAGCAAAAGAAATTTTAAAATCAAAAAACTATGTCGAAATAAAAAACGACAATATGTCTGTTGAACAAACATCAAAAGAAATATGGCAGCCAGCTTTCCAAAATGCTCAAATCGTTGCAAATGACACTTGTTCAATTTATGCAACAATGCCACAAGGCGGCGACCAGATGATGATGATGATGATGATGATGATGATGATGA